ATTGGGAAGATTTTCCCTGAAAATGGCTCGGCTGTTCATTATCTGGCCGACTCTGGAGAATAATGGAGCAATCGACTGAGATAGCCCGAGTCAGGGACGAATCGGCTTACCGAGGTGTGCCAAACCCTCGAATTCACACAAAACTGACCGATTACCCCTCTCACGGCGAGGCAATGATCCGATTTTGCGAGGAAATCGGTTTTGAACTGCTCCCTTGGCAACAATGGCTCGCCCATCACTCGCTCAAATACAAACCCGATGGCCGATGGGCTCACCCAGTCGTTACCCTACTCTGCGCTCGGCAACAAGGTAAATCGACGTTTATGGCCTTGCAAATCTTGTTCAGAATCTACGTTCTCAAGGAGAAGTTGCAAGTTCATACGGCTCACAAGCTGACGACCTCGGCAGAATTGTTTTACAAGATTTATGGCATTATCGAGCAGACTCCCCGATTGGCCGCCGAATTTACTAAGAAGCTGGAAAGTAAGGGATTTCAAGAGCTTCAATTCACGGAAGGCCGACGTTATATCGTCCGAGCCAATAACTCAGCCGGTCGAGGTATCGCCGCCCCTGAAACTATTCACTTAGACGAGGCTCGCGAGTATAAAGACGAGGATGTCTGGTCGGCCCTACGTTATACCCAGATGGCCAGCCCAAATCCTCAAATATGGGTTTATTCAAATGCTGGCGATCAGCACTCAATAGTTCTAAATAAGTTACGCGAAAGAGCGTTAGCCGCAATTCACGGCGGCTCGGATGATATTGGCTGGTTCGAATGGTCTGCGCCTCACGGCATCAAATTCGATAACTCACCGGACTTCTGGCTAGGTGTCTGCCAAGCTAATCCGTCACTTGGCTACACAGTCCATCCCGATAACATTCGAGCGGTTTTATCAGACCCCGAAGACATTGTGCGCACAGAAGTTTTATGCCAATGGGTTGATACCATCAATCCAGTCATCAACGCTTCACAATGGGAATCCTGTAAAGTTGAGGGACTTCGACTCAACCCTGAGTCCGACACTTGGCTGGCTATTGATCTCAGTCCAGACAGAAAACAAGCCGCCCTAGTTGCCAGCCAGAAACTTGAAGGAGACCAGTTTCAAGTCATCCTTCTGCAGACTTGGCATAATCCTCAGAACTTGGACGATAAAGCTTTGGCCAATGACCTAGCCGAGTGGTTCAGAAAATACCCAGTCCAACTTGTCGCTTACTCAGCTCGAACGGCGTCAGCGGTTGCGGCTAGATTGGCCCCTGCTGGAATTAGGACTGAGCCGATTGATGGTTTAGATTATGCTCAAAGTTGCGATGAACTCCTAGGTGCAATTTCATCTCAACGGTTAGCCCACTCGGGACAGGAAGAGCTGACCAAACAATGCCTATCCGCTGTCAAATTACCTTATGGGGACGGCGGTTGGGTAATGGGTCGAAAAGTAAGTAATGCGGTTATTTGTGGAGCTATTGCGTCGGCGATGGCGACTCACTTCGCCACTAAATCAAACGATGGCGTTGATATTGTCATTCTGTAACACACTCCCCTTACAATATTAGGCAAATGGGTGCTATCCGCGACTTTCTATTTCCACAAGTAACTTCTGCCAAGCCTGACAAGGTCAGCGACGTTACGGCCGCACTAACTCCGGTTCAAATTACCGACTCCGTCTATAACATTCTCGGCGGCGCAACAAATTCAACGCGTCAATTAGCGATGAGCGTTCCCTCCGTCGCTCGCGCTCGAAATATTATCTGCGGAACTATCGGATCATTACCGCTGACAACTTTCAATCGCATCACCGGACAATATGTCGATCCGCACCGCGTTATCAATCAGCCAGACCCAAGAGTTGCTGGATTTGTTATTTATAACTGGCTTGCTGAAGATATTTGGCTTTATGGCGTCGGTTATGGCCAAGTTCTTGAAATGTATTCATCCACAGATGGCGGACGCGTTAGAGCTTGGACTCGCGTAAGTCCTGACCGTATAACGGTCGATACGAATTTCAAGAATACCGAAATTACCGGATACAAAGTCGATGGAATGGCAGTACCACTCACAGGAGTGGGTTCAATCATTCGTTTCGATGGCCCAGATGAAGGATTACTTCATAGAGCTGGCAAAACAATTAGCGCGGCAGTCTTCTTAGAAAATGCGGCAGTAAATTACGCCAAAGAGCCAGCCCCTTCAATGATTTTGAAATCTAATGGCACAAACCTAACCGCCGAAAGAGTTTCGTCGCTTCTTTCAGCTTGGCGAACTGCCCGACAGACTCGTTCAACTGCGTTCCTCAATGCGGACGTTGACTTGAAAGAATTTGGTTTCGACCCTAGGTCGTTACAACTCGCGGAAGCACGCCAATACGTTGCCCTCGAACTGGCCCGCGCCTGTGGCATTCCGGCTTACTTCTTGAGCGCAGAGACGACTTCTATGACCTACTCAAATGCTGTCTCTGAACGGCGATCACTTGTTGATTTCTCTCTGCGCCCAATTCTCAAGGCGATTGAGGAAAGGCTCTCATTACCGGACTTTGTACCAAATCCAGTTATGACGCGCTTCGCACTTGACGATTTCCTTCGCGGTAACGCATTGGAACGCGCTCAGGTTTATGAAATCTTGAACCGCATTGGCGCGATGAGCGTTGAGCAAATTCAACGAGAGGAAGACCTAATACCAAATGAAAATTAGTATGCCGATGGTCGTTACTGCGGCCGATACTGTAAAGCGCACAATCAGCGGAACTATTGTGACTTGGAACGAGAAGGGCAACACTTCAGTTGGCCCAACTGTGTTCGCAAACGATTCAATCGAAATGAAGCCAGTAAAGTTACTTCTCGAACACGACCGCACTCGTCCGATTGGCAAATTGCTATCTCACGAAGTAACCGCAAACGGAATTGTGGCAACGTTCAAAATCGCCAACACTATGGCCGGAGAAGACGCGCTAATCGAGGCCACAGAAGGTTTACGCGATGGTTTTAGCGTTGGCGCACAAATCAACGAATGGACAAACGTAAAGGGCGTTATGCAGATTACTTCCGCGACGCTCGATGAGGTTTCACTCGTTACAGATCCAGCAATCGATTCGGCTCGCGTTAGCGAAGTCGCCGCTTCAGAGAATGAAGCACCTAAAGAAGATTCTGCTCCGGCAACCGCCGAAGCGGACACACCAACCGAAGGAGAACAAGTGTCAGACACTACCGTTCCAGCTCCTGCCGAAGAAACGGTAGAAGCTGCCAAGGTGGAAGCCGCTGCGCCACGCCCAGCGTTTTACACCACACCTCGCCTTGAGTTCACAAAGGCGAAATACCTCGAGGCATCAATCCGCGCAAAGGTTTTGGGCGATGACGCTTCACGTCAGTACGTTATGGCCGCAGATGACACCACAAGCAACAATGCTGGTCTCATCCCAACTCGCCAACTAACTGAAATCATCAACCCACTTTCAAATGCAGATCGTCCAGCAGTTGATTCCGTTTCTCGCGGCGTTCTACCTGATGCAGGTATGAGCTTCGAGATTCCTAAGATCACCGCAGTTCCAACAGTCGGCGAAGAAGCTGAAGAAGCAACAATCGACGAGACAGGAATGACAAACAACTTCCTCTCCGTTTCAGTCAAGAAGTACGCTGGCGGACAGGAGTTCTCAGTTGAACTTCTCGATCGTTCCTCACCTGCATTCTTTGATGAACTCGTTCGTCAGATGGAGTTCGCATACGCAAAGGCAACCGACGTTGCAGTTATCGCTGGTCTCGTAGCTGGTGGAACTGACGGCGGAAACCGCACAATGTCAGCAGACAATTTCCTCGACTTCGTATCCGATGCTTCAGTCTCGGTATATAAGAACACTCTCGGAACTGCGACAAACATCCTTGTCAGCCCAGAACAATGGGGCGTCTTGATGAACCTCGCTGAGGCTGGTCGTCCGATTTATCAGAACCTCATTGGCCCATCCAACCAGAACGGAAATCTTTCTGGTCAGTCAGTTCGCGGTAACGTCCTAGGTCTCAACCTACGCGTTGCTCGTAACCTTGCAACAGCGGCTCCAACTGGTGATGACTCAATCATCATCTTGAACCCAGATTCCTACACTTGGTACGAATCAGGTCGCTTCCGCCTAGAGACAAACGTTGTCGCTACTGGACAAATCAAGGTTGCGTACTACGGCTATGGCGCATTGGCTACAAAAGTCGGCGCAGGTGCTTACAACTGGCGCGTAGCGTAAATAATCCCAAAAGTCTGAGCCAGTCCGCTCCCGAGCTGGCTTAGACCCCTAGATCGAAAGGAAGGCGAGATGCCAACAATAGTCACGGCCACAGAGCTACGCACCATTCTTGGCGTCTCGTCATCCCTCTATAACGATGCTTATCTGAACGACATCATTGATACTTCGGAGAATTTGATTCTTCCGATGCTGGTCACTTTTCAAAGCAAAATCAACAAAGTCAAGCTAGAAAATAACGTTGCTTATTTTGAAACCGCAACGATTCACGAATTCACTCAAGGCCAATCCGTCATTATTACTGGATGCGGTTCGCCATTCAACGGAACTCACACAGTAACCGACGACGAAATCACCGCCTATGTATTTACCGCCGCTATCACAAATGCAGACATACTGGAAAAGAACATTATCCCAGCAGGAAACGCTGCTCTCTCTGGCCTCACAACCTACGTCGGAAACCCTAACGTCGAATCTGCTGTATTGGCTATCTCTGTCGAAATCTTTCAAGCTCGCACAGCGTCCGGCGGATCAATCGAAGGAATCGATTTCGCAGTAACCCCTTACCGCCTATCCAAAAATCTTCTCGCAAAAGTAACTGGTCTTCTCGGCCCTTACCTTGACGTTGAGGCGATGGTCGGCTAATGCCTAGCACTATTCTTTCTTCCATCCGGACACCGCTGGCCACCGCGCTCGGGTCAGTATCTGCGAACGTTTATTCATACGTTCCAGAGGCGGTTCAAGTGCCAGCGGTTATTCTTGTTCCAGATTCGCCTTACCTAGAACTTAACACAATCAACGACTCGACAATTCACGCAAAAATCAATATGACCATTACCTGCGGAGTCGCCTATCTTTCTAATCCAGCATCACTAGATAATCTCGAGCAATTACTTCTATCAGTTTTGGCAGTTATACCGGACGGCTACACAGTCGGCCCAGTCGAACGGCCTACGGTTACGCAAGTGGGTGCGGTCAATTTATTGGTCGCCGATATTCGCGTCTCCACCTATTACACTCAAACCAACTAAGGAGAAATAGTGGCAACCACAGTAATCACCGGTCGCGATATTTCGCTGTCTTTCACAGGTGGAACGGACATCGAAGCCCAAGCGACAAACGCTGTATTGACCAAGACCTTCACTCGCGAGACTTATCAGACTCTCGATGGCGAAGCGTATAAGGTCGTCAATGTCGAAGGTACATTCCAGCTCGATATGCTCGCCGACTGGGGTAAGACTTCCTCAGTATGCGAAGCTCTCTGGACAGCTTGCGACACAAACCCAAACACAGAAATCAGCATTACACTCACAGCCGCATCAGGCGCACAATTTGTCTTTCCAGTCTTGCCAGAGTACCCAACTGCTGGTGGATCAGGAATCGATGCTCAGACCGTCTCCTATACCTTCAAGGTGGCAAGAGGCGAAGTCACAGAGACATTTAGCTAAGAGATAGGAATCGGGAGCAATGAAATTACATATAAAAATTACATACACAAACGGCGAGGAAATTACTTACGTTGCTGGCTTACCTGAATGGGCTAAGTGGGAACGCAAGACCGGCAAGTCGATTTATTCAATGCAGGATATTTCGGCTTATCAACAAGCTGACTTTCTCGATTTGGCTTATTTCGCTTACAAGCGCGAAGCGGCTGGAAAGCCAACCAAGTCTCAGGAAATCTGGGAGTTATCAATCGAAGAAATGACGATTGGAGATGAAAGCCCAAAAGTTACGAGTCCGGAAGCGTAAATCGACTTATCCTAGAAGTCGCAATCGCAACTGGAATCCCGATGAGCGAATGGACTGACATCGACCAAATCTTGACGGCAATAGAAATACTAAAGGAGCGGAACGGTGGCAAATGACGCGGTTGCCTATGACCGGCGCGAACTTAGGTCAGTCATTACCGCTTTCAAAGCGATGGACGCTGAAGCTGTTGATGCGGCTAAACGCGAGAGCAACGCGCTGGCTCAGTACGCCGCCAATGAAGTCAAAGCCTACGGAATTACTCGAACATTTGGACAGGCCGTTGTCGATCGCATTACAAGTGGCGTTAGGGTTTCCAAGACCTCGAAGATTGGCGAGTTCTCTTATGGATTCGCGTCTCAGCGTTTCTCTGGTGGAGCAACGACTAAAGACCTCTGGGCAGGTTACGAGTTCGGATCTAATCGTTATCCTCAATTCCCAAGACGAACCCCTCGCAAGGGTCGAGGAAATGCTGGCTATTTCATCTATCCAGCACTTCGTAAGATACAGCCTGAATTGATTCGCAAATGGGAAGAAGCATTTTCAAAAATACTAAGGGAATGGGATAAATAATGGCAGGAAGTAGAACGCTCAAGTTATCCATTCTCGCCGACGTCGATGATCTCAAGAAGAAGCTTGGCACAGCCGAAAATGAAGTTCAGGGATTCGCTGGCAAAGTAGAGAAGTTCGGAGCCGCCGCCAAAGCGGCTTTCGTTGCGGCCGCGGCCGCCGCTGGTGCTTATGCTGTCAAACTCGCAGTCGATGGCGTCAAAGCCGCTATTGAAGACGAAGCCGCTCAAAAGCGTCTAGCCAATGCGCTAAAGAATGTTACCGACGCGACCGATACACAAATTGCGGCAATCGAAAAGCAAATTCTGAAGACTTCTCTTGCTACTGGCGTCGCTGATGACCAGCTTCGCCCAGCATTTCAAAGACTAGCTATTGCCACTGGGGACGTTACTAAGTCACAAGATTTACTAACCCTCGCTTTGGACATATCGGCGGCAACTGGTAAAGACGTAGAGACTGTGTCCAATGCCCTTGGCAAAGCCTACGAAGGTAACACTGGCTCACTTACTCGTTTAGGTGTTGGTCTATCTGCCGCTGAAATAAAGACACTCGGACTTGAAGGAGCAGTCAGCCAACTAGCCTCGACCTTCGGTGGTGCGGCGGCAACTCAAGCCGACACATTCCAAGGCAAGATGGCTCGAGTTCAAGTCGCCTTCGATGAAGCTAAGGAAACCCTTGGAGCGGCCCTGCTACCTATTATTGAACGATTCTTCGTATTTATTACCGAGACGGCTATTCCCAAGATGCAAGAATTCAAGGCTGTCGCTATTGATCCAGTCATCAAAGCCTTCAAAGATAACGAACAAGCAATTCGCGGACTATTCAATTTTGCCAAAGATTTCCTAGTTCCATTCATTACCTACACACTCGGCAACGCAATCAAAGGTCTGAGTAGTGTCGCTGGTGGAATTGTCAAAGCGGTTTCAATAGCTTTGAGAGCGTTAGAGCCAATCATCAACGCGGCCATTACTGGCATCAATGCCCTTATTAGAGCCAAGAACTTACTTACAAGCGGCCCCGATACTCCGACAATCGGGAAAGTCAATTTCGGATCGACTGGCTCGACGGGTAGCAATACCGTTGCTAGTGGTTCCTTGCCATTCGGAGCGACGCTACCGACACCGCCTGTCATTAGCAGTTCTCCCATCGTTTCATCGCCTTCAAGCGCGTCTGGCTCATCTAGCGCCGCTGGTGGCGGAACCGTCAAAGTACCGACCCTGAGCTTGATTGATACCGTAACTGCCGCAAACGCTCTCAAGCAGATTCCGGCTGGAAATTTCGACGTAGGTAGATTCCGTCAAGCAGACAACAACATCAACATCACCGTCAATGGCGCAGTTGATCCAATCGGCACAGCTCGACAAATTGCCACAATCCTCAATAGTGAAGCATCGACGGCTGGAACCTTCTCCAACCTTGGCGTCTCAAGATTCGCGACGGTTGCTGGCTGATGGTCTGGAACCCGAACGCTACCGTCACCGTTGCTGGTGTTGAATACACTGGTCAAACACTCAACGGACTGGCTATCCATTATGGCCGCCCAACAATCTGGGACCAAGCGCGTTCTTCCTATGCGACTATTTCAATTCTCAATACGACCGATACCGATTACGCTTTCGAAATCAATGACACCGTTGTCATCGAGATTCAAGACTCAGACGGCACAGAAATCACCGTATTCACTGGCAAGACAACCGACATCTCAAACGCCATCCAAGCCTCGGGAGCCAATGCCACAGTCGCAGTCCAGACAATCACCGCAGTAGGCCCATTTGCTCAAATGGCCCGAGCGATCGTCGGGACAACTAATTACCCTAAAGAATATGACGACGACCGCATTACTCGAATACTTACTGAAGCTGGGGTCACTATTGACGTCGTTGATACCCCCGGAGTCTATGAGCTTCAAGAGCGTCAATCAGACCCCCAAGACGCTTACACCTTAGCCACCTATTACGCTGGAATGTGTTTTGGGTATATGTATGAAACCAAGACTGGCTCGGTTGGTTATGCCAATGAGTCTCGTCGCACAATAGATGTTGAGGCGAACGGCTACCTCGACATTGATGAGGGGTATATCAACTGGCGCGGAATCAATTCGCGCAAGTCAATCAGCGACATAGTAAATCGAATTATTCTGTTTTATAAGAACGGTCAAAGTAAGACCGCTGAGGACACCGCTTCGATTAGCAATTACGGCCTTATTGAAGCTCGCATAAATACGGAACTAGAACAAGGAGATCAGGCTCAGAATATCTCTGACCGTTATGTCTCCCTGCGTTCCGTTCCCGAAACTAACTTCTCATCTTTTAGTATCAATTTGGACAATCCCAACCTCACCGCCCTTGACCTTGATGACCTCATCAATATCGAAATGGGAACAGCTTTACAGATTAGCAACCTTCCAAACGCCATCAGCTCTATCAATTACACCGGCTTCGTTGAGGGCTGGGTTTTGGTCATAGACCAATCACAGGCCCTTCTTACCCTTACCACCTCGGACAGCACATATTCGGTTGTGCCAATCAGATGGCAGGATGTTGATCCGACAACTATTTGGACAGATATTGATCCAGCTGCCACAACCAGCACAAAAACCAACTTAGTCACTAACCCTACATTTGAGCCTGAAGACCTAAATACTATTGGCTATTTTTACGCTCCACCCACAGCTAATAATGTTTTAAGCGTAGCGGACTCAGCCGCGTTAGATATTACTGGCGATATTGACATCAGGGTTAAGGTAGCGATGGATGACTATACCCCAGCAGCCCAAAGGGTGATGATTGCTAAGGCAGCCACATCTAATATCAGTTATGGATTTGCTATAAATACCACTGGAACACTTTTATTCATTTATACCACTAATGGTTCTTCGACTACTGGTTCAGCATCTACTGTTGCAACAGGTTTAACAGATGGTACTGTCAAATGGATTAGAGCTACTTTTGCCGCTGGGACGAGAGAAACCAAATACTATTTAAGTGACGATGGATTAAATTGGACTCAGTTAGGCGCGACAATCACAGTAGGCGGTTCGGTAAGCATTTTTAGCGGTACTGGCACTTTGCAAGTGGGCGGATATACAACTGGTGGAACGGCTATGGGTGGAAAGATGTACGCAGCCGAAATACGCAACGGTATTAATGGAAATGTCGTTTTCTATACTGATGTCGCTGGTGATTACAAATCTACTGACAAATGGAGTTATACAGCATACAGCGGCCAGACAGTAAATATCCTCAGGCCTGTTTTGCCTTTTGTTCCAAATACGGGCGGTGCAATAGCTAACTCTGATACTGGTGCTTATTCGGGTGTTGGTTCAATGAAATTCACCGCAACTGCCACTACTAATGGCTCAGGTTTCTTTATAGGTACAGGACTGCGCATACCAATCACAGCTGGTCAGACTTACACCTACACCTGTTATATTAAAAATATCGACCATAACACCAATTGGCGTAATGTCCTCCAATGGTATTCACTTGTAAGTGGTGGAACTCTTATAGCTCAAACAACGGGCACAAGCACAGCCATTTCATCAGGCAGCTGGACTCGTTTAATTGTGACTGGAACTGCTCCCGTAGGTGCAACCGCAGCTACTTTATTTACAGGGAATACCGCCTCGCAAACAATAGGCACTTCCCTGCTTGTTGATGGTATTCAATTTGAAACCGGATCAACAGCTTCTACCTACTTCGATGGCTACGCCTCTGACATTCCAGCTAAAGAATATCCGGTGCTGGCTTGGACAGGTACGCCTCAACAATCAACCTCTACGGCTGTGGCCTACTGGGGGTCAAAGCCCACAACGCTGTGGCAAAATGTAGATACTGTCGGACTACCGTAGAATAGGACACTATGGCAACCTCAACCACCTATGGCTGGACTCAGCCCGATGACTCTGACTACCTCAAA